TCTCTACGATTAAAGAATGGTTCGCAAATCAAAGCAACATCTGCTGCTGGAGATGCTGGTCGTTCTGAAGCATTGTCTCTTTTGGTAATTGATGAGGCTGCATTTATTGATAATGTAGAAGAAATTTGGACATCCGCACAATCAACACTTTCAACAGGTGGTGGTGCTATTGTATTGTCTACACCAAATGGTGTGGGTAACTGGTTTCACAAAGTATGGTTACAAGGTCAAGCTGGAGAACAATGGCACCCAACCGAACTCCATTGGACTGTACACCCTGATAGAAATCAACGATGGAGAGATGAACAAACAAAACTCCTTGGTGAAAAGGGTGCAGCCCAAGAATGTGATTGTGACTTTATTTCATCCGGTTATACAGTGGTGGAAGGTTCTACATTACAATGGTATCAAGAGACTTATGTAAAAGACCCATTGGAAAAGCGGGGGTTTGATGGTAACTATTGGTTATGGGATTATCCAAATTATTCTCGTGATTATGTAGTCGTAGCCGATGTCGCTCGTGGTGATTCTTCTGACTATTCAGCATTCCATGTTTTTGACATAGAAACGGTAGAACAAGTTGCGGAGTATAAAGGTAAGATTGAAACTAAACAATATGGAGCATTCTTAACTTCGGTTGCTTCGGAATGGAATAACGCAATGTTAGTGATTGAAAACGCAAACATTGGGTGGGCTGTAATTCAAGAAGTAATTGATAGACAATATCAAAACTTATATTATTCGTATAGAGAATTAGGTTATATTGATGATGATGTTCATCTCCGTAAAGGTTGGGATTTAAAACGAAAAGATGATATGGTTCCTGGATTTACAATGTCCTCAAGAACACGACCTTTGGTGATTTCAAAACTCGATACTTATATGAGAGAAAGAACCCCAATCATTCACTCTAAGCGATTAATTGATGAGTTATTTGTATTCATATGGAATGGTAGTAGAGCCGAAGCACAACGAGGTTATAATGATGATTTAGTGATGTCATTCTCAACTGGATTGTGGGTTCGTGATACTGCATTGAAATTAAGACAACAAGGTATGGATTTAACGAGAACAACACTAGGTCATATCGGTAAATCAAATACAGGTGTTTATTCAGGCAGAACCGCCGGACAAAACCCTTGGGTACAAAAAGACCAACGTGGCAACGACAACGATTTAACTTGGTTACTTTAAATTTGGTAGTTAACTTTATTTTTTGTATATTTATACTTTGTAGAACTACACACTTTTAAGTGAGACACTAATATGGCAGATAAATCTCTTTTCGGTAGGTTAAAAAAACTATTCAACACGCAAGTTGTTGTCCGTAGGATTGGTAAGGGTAATACTCAAGCAATTGATACCCAACGACTCCAGTCCCAAGGTAACCTTCGTGGTTCATCATATTATGATAGATTTGGTAGATTACATACTACTCGTAGACATTGGGAAACATACAACAATCAATTTAATTATCATTCAAACAAATTAGAATTATATACTGATTACGAAGCAATGGATAAGGATTCCATCATTGCTTCAGTTTTGGATATCTACTCCGATGAATGTACCTTGAAAAATGATATGGGAGATGTACTTCGTATCAAAACTCAAGATGAAAATGTAAAGAAAATCCTTCACAACTTATTTTACGATGTTCTAAACATTGAGTTCAATCTATGGGCTTGGATTCGTGGTATGAACAAGTATGGTGATTACTTCCTTCACCTTGATATCGAAGAAGGTGTTGGTATTGTAAATGTATCGCCAATGTCAGCATATGAGGTAGAACGTGAAGAGGGTTTTAATCCTGAAAACCCATATGAAGTAAGATTCAAATTAGGTTCTATGGGTGCTGCTCACGGAGCAAGTGTAAATAAGAATGCAGAGTTCTTTGAGTTCTACCAAATTGCACATTTCCGTTTGATGGCCGATACAAACTTCCTACCTTATGGTCGTTCTCTATTGGAAGGTGCACGGAAGACTTGGAAACAATTGACTCTTATGGAAGATGCTATGATGATTCATAGAATTATGAGAGCACCAGAAAGAAGAATCTTTAAGATTGATGTGGGTAATATTCCACCAAGTGAGGTTGATAACCATATGAGAGGTATTATTGACCAGATGAAGAAAGTCCCTTACCTCGACCAAAACACGGGTGATTACAACCTCAAGTTCAACTTGATGAATATGTTGGATGATTACTATCTTCCAGTTCGTGGTGGTCAAAGTGGAACTGAAATTGATTCTTTGAGCGGAATGGAATTTACAGGTATTGATGATATCGAATACTTGAAGAATAGAATGATGGCAGCTCTTAAAGTTCCAAAGGCATTTATTGGATACGAAGAGGGAGTTGAAGGTAAAGCTACACTTGCACAACAAGATATCCGATTCGCAAGAACTGTCGAAAGAATCCAAAAGATTGCTTTGTCCGAGTTGACTAAAATTGCAATCGTTCATTTATACTCACAGGGATACGAAAACGAAGACCTTGTAAACTTTGAGTTAGAATTGACCAACCCATCTATCATCTACGAACAAGAGAAAGCGGCTCTTTGGAGTGAAAAAGTTTCTTTGGTTCGTGATATGAAAGACCTTAAAATGGTTTCTCAAGAATGGATGTATAAAAACATCTTCAATATGTCGGATGATGAGTGGAAGTTGGAACAAGCTAAAGTTATTAGTGACCTTAAACTTGGATTTAGACAAACTCAAATCGAAGATGAAGGTAATGACCCAGTTAAAACAGGTCAGTCATTTGGTACTCCACACGACATTGCTTCAATGCATCAGAATTCTGATGATGAAGGTGGTTCACCTGAAGGTGGATTTGATGGAGCAGGAAGACCTCCCGAAGGTGGAACTTACAAAACCGATGCCGACCCATTTGGTAGAGACCCGTTAGGTCAGAATACTGACATTAAACCAACGGCAACCTATCACAAATATAAAAACTCACCACTCGCATACGAGAGTGCTGCTGCTTTGAAAACATCTTTAAAAAAGGTAAAAACCAAATCTCCATCAATTCTACAAGAGTCGTTAGGTGATGATGTTAAGAAAGAAAGTGGACTTTTAGATGAATCAAATCTTCTTGAAGACACGATTTGATGAGTTTTTGTATATTTATTAATTGGAATAGTAATAGATAAGGTTTAAGATGAGTAAACTTAAACATAGTAAGTTTAAAAATACAGGTATTCTATTTGAACTACTTGTAAGACAAATCGCTTCAGACACATTAGCGGACAAGGATTCTCTTGCCCTTGAAATTATTAAGAAACATTTCAAAAGAGGAACGGAACTTAATAAAGAATTGAAATTGTATCAAGCTCTTACTAAAGAGAACTTTGATTCACAATACAAGGCCCAAGAGTTTGTAAATATCATTCTACAAGAAAGAGCAAAACTAAATGAAGGAATCCTTCGTAGACAAAAGTATAACTTGATTAAATCAGTTAAGGAATCTTTTGTGATGGAAGACTTCTTTAAGTATCGTGTAAACAACTATCGTGAGATGGCATCTGTATTTAAATTGTTTGAATACAATCAATCTACTTCTCCTAAAGAGTACGTTACTTGTAAAAATACCATTCTCGAAACTATTACTAAAAACGATGTAGAAATCGTTACCGAGTCTACTGATAAAGAATACACATCACAACCTAAAGAGGTTCGTATGTTAGCTTACAAATTCTTGGTAGATTCATTTAATTCCAAATACACCAACCTTTCAGAAACACAAAAGAAAGTTCTCCGTACCTATATCAACAATGTTGACAATTCAGGTAAATTAAGAACATTTGTTGTTACTGAAGTTAAACGATTAAAAGCTGAATTTGCAAAAGTGGAGATTTCAGATAAAGTCGCTAAAATCAAGTTGACTGAAACTGTAAACCTTATTGATAATATTACTAATTCCAAAGTTATCAACGAAAATCAAATTCTTTCACTTTTGAGATATCACGAACTTTTACAAGAGTTAAGGAGAGTTTCAAATGTCTAAATTTTTGTTAGAACAATTGGAAGCAAAGTTTGAAGAGTTGGAAGTTAAAGAAACTCTTCAAGATGAAGAGTTGGATGAGAACAATGTAACTGCTAATATGGATGGTGGTGCAGGTCCTCCTAAAACCCCACACGCTTTTGCAAAAAGTGAAGAAGAATTAGATAATGACCATATTGAAGTCTTTGGTTACAAAAAAGCCAAAAAGACCAAAATGAATACGGAGTCAAAAAGTATGAAGAAATTAGAAGACAAACTTGAAAAACTAATTGAAGCAACTTATCGTGATTATAAAAACGATGACTCTATGAAATCACACCAAAAGGTTAACAACTCAATCAAAGAAATCAATAGATTGATGTATGAGGTTGAGAAGATTGTTAATCAAAACACAAAGTTGAAAAACGAAACAGGTGTACACAATGGTCAGTATTGGAAATCCACACAAAAGAGATTTGGAAAGATTTCTGAAAGAATGTTAAAAGTTGCTCATAAACTAAAAGAGTTGAGTGCATAATATGTCTTGTGGATGTAATAAAAATAAATTGAATGAAGAACTTGAGGTTCAAGACCTTGAGGAAATCCGTTTGATGATTCGTAGAGAATTAGCAAGGGTCTTCTTTGATTTGTATAGAAAGAAAAAGGTTTGGGAGAACTGATGAAACAACTTCTTGTAGATACAATGATATTTGAAGTAACACCTACGATGTTACAAGAAGCCAAAGAACAAACTGGTCGCTTGTTGGTTTCTGGTGTATTGCAGAGAGCAAACGCCAAAAACCAAAACGGAAGAGTGTATCCAAGAAATATTCTTGAGAGAGAAGTTCAGAAGTATAAAGGCCGTGAGATTAAAGAGAATCGTGCTTATGGCGAGCTTGACCACCCAGAATCTTCAGTCGTTGAATTAAAGAACACATCACATATCATTCGTGATGTTTATTGGAAGGGTGATGATGTAGTAGGTACAGTTGAAATCCTCAACACACCCACAGGTAACATCCTTAAAGAACTCATCAAAGCAGGTTGTACTGTTGGTATCTCTTCACGAGGTATGGGTTCGGTAAAACAAATTGGTGAAGATACTGTTGCAGTCGAAAATGACTTTGATTTGATTTGTTGGGACTTTGTTTCCAATCCATCAACTCATGGAGCATTTCTTTCACCAACTAATGAAGGTGTAATCAATGAATCGGTTACTACTAAAAAGAATACTTATAAATACAAAAAAGCTAACAACCTTATGAGAGAAATCATTTGTGAAGTTGGTGGTTATTGTGAATGTGATTTCGGAGTCTAAAAATGAAATTAAAGAACTTACTTAAAGAATCTCAACATTTAAATTACCAAAGAATGAATGTTGGTGAAGAAAACGAAGAAAAGGGAATGACCAACGAGGAAAAACGAGAATTCCTCAAGGCCGTTTCTGAATACAAGAAATTCGGTGAGTCAATCTATCGTTCAGGTAACTTGGCAGAGGTATACGAATCAATCAAAAATATCGTAGAGACCGCACAAAAGGTAACTCTTGAAGAAACTGGTGATTGGTTTGATAAAGTGACTGTGAATAGACATATGAAGTCTATGAACGAATCATTCAAAGTATTCTCAAACACAATCAAAGAAGTAAACACCCTACAACAAAGACTTGAGTCTTGTTACGATGAGATGGGTGAGGTTCTTGGTAAATACTACGAAATCAAAGAAGGTAACGAGTTCGGTGCTGAAAGAGCAAAAGCAATTGCTAACGGTGATGATGAGTTTGAAGTTGATGGTAAGAAATTCCCAGTAACCGATGTTGATGCTGAAGACAAAGAAAACGCAAAAGACTTTTCTAACGAATCTAAATCAATGAAACTTACTTCTATGTTAAATGAATCATTTGGGTTTGGTGACCTACCATCATCTAAATTAATTAAGATGAAAAAATCCTTGAAGGAAATTGAAACGGAAGAAGTGGTAAGTGAAGGTTATTCTACTGAAGAGAAAAGAATCGTTTTGATGGCAGTTAAAAAGATTATGAAGTATATGAATGTTGATATCAAAACTGCAATGAATTATGTACTTGGTGCCGGTCAAGAGTTGGAAAGAGAAATTGAAAAGGGTAAGGTAAAGTAATGGATAAGATGCAAATTTTACAAAACTTTTCAGTTGATGTTTCAAAGGTAATCAAACAACACATCAAAGACATCAAAAAACTTGACCCAAAAACTCAAAGAGAGTTAGGTAAAATTATTGGTAACTTTAAAGAAGGTTTAGATAACTTATCTACCGATACTAATGAGTCGGTTAATGAAAGTCGAGTTCCAAAAATGTATGTTAAGTATGTGGCTGTTATTAAGAAAATTAAAGAACTCGAAGAAAAGCAGAAAGAATTGGCTCAACCATACTTTGATGCAAGGTCTAAAGGTGATATAAAAACTGCTAAATCTCAATTAGAACTGATGAAACAAAATCAAAAAGAGTTAACGCGTTATAGAAAAAACTTAGCCAGTATTGAATCAAAATACATTGACAATATGGATTATTTTCCAGGAGAGTAAAATTTTTACATATTAATTATAAGAAAGGTTTGGTAATCCCAAACCTTTTTTGTATATTTGTAACTTATGAATGGATTTTTATCAGTATTAGATACACGAAAGAAAGAATGGCAAGCCCGAAAGCGATGGTGGATACAAAAATACAATATTCAATCGGAACTTGGTAGAGAGGACACTATATCCAAATCAAGGTTTTGGGATGATAATACTGTATCTATATTTGACGCTACTTTATGCGAAACCATCTACACTTCGTTTATCCCACCATCAGGTTCAATCCTTGACCCATTTGCAGGTGGAAGTGTTAGGGGTATTGTAGCCGAAGAGTTAGGGTTTAGGTATACAGGTATAGAACTATCCAAGGAACAGATAGACGCAAACAAACTCCAATCCAATAAACCAACTTGGATTTGTGGTGATAGTGAAGAAGTATTAGATACACTACAAGACCAATATGATTTGGTGTTTACCTGCCCACCATATCACGACTTGGAAATATATTCCGATAATCCAAATGACTTATCCAATATGGATTGGAATAAGTTTCTTATCAAATACAAATCAATCATCCAAAAGTCATACGATAAACTAAAAGACAATAGGTTCTTTATTATTGTTGTGAGTGAGATACGAGATAGATTGACTACTGGCAATTATAAGATTGGTAAATATAAGGGGTTTGTTCCATCTACCATTAGTATTGCTGAAGAATGTGGGTTTCACTACTATAACGATGTTGTGTTGATAAACGCATCTCAACAATCCGGCAGAATGTCCAACCTATACTTCAATCGTAATAGAAAGGTAGCATCAACTCATCAGAATGTTTTGATGTTTGTAAAAGGAAATCCAGACCTTGCAACCGAAGACATTGAATGGGATGGAACATATGTTTGTGAGATAGATGGTAAGAAGTATAAGTCATATAGAGAAGCTGCAATAGATATTGAACCAAACAAACTTGTAGCAAGTGAAGTAGAGCGTAGGTGTATGTCAACTAAATACAAATATAAGGATTGGAATATACTTGGGATTGATAAAAAACCTAACATACAATTTGATATAGATGGGGCCTTATTCCAATCAACATCACAAATAACTAAACTACTTGGTAATATAACTGAAAATAATGTTAGAACGTGGGTGGATTCAAACTCTAAAAATTGGATTCATTGGAAACGAGTATCTTCAGATGAGTATAATGTGTCTTATAGTGAAATGGAACAAACTTGGAACAATACAATCCGATTTGAATTAAATACAATCAAATGTGAAGGTATTGAGTTTAAAACAATAAAAGAAGCTTCACAATATTTTAATTTATCACCTGAACGAATACGACAAAAGTTAGTTTCTGATAAATATGATGACTACATATATCTTAATTAAATTTAACTCTATATTTATAAACGGATGTTACTTTGAGTGATGTCCGTTTTATTTTGTAAAAAAGTTATATAAATGGCAGAACAAAAAGTTAGAAAAGAAAGAGAGGAGCTATTCCTCTATGGTCACGCAAATGGAGTGAGGGTTATCAATGGTAATGTTGAAGCCGCACTTCGTAAATGGAAACGTATGATGAAAGATAGTGGTATCATTGATTACGTTAAACACAATCGTGAATACACAAAACCAACTACGGCTCGTAGAAAAAAGATGAATGACGCCATCAGAGCTGAGTGGGTACGAAGAAGAAGAGAAGACTATTAATAGTAAACACTCTATCGTTTCGGAAAAAAGTCCCATATTTATTAGAAAAAATATCACTCCCTAATGAGTGATTATCATTATTGAAATTTATATTCTATTAAGATTCCCAATAATCTTATTATCCAAAAGTTTAATTTAGGAGATAACAAATGAAATCAGATTTGTTAAAAGAAGCTATCGCTGATGCCAAAGCCGTTAAGGAAACTGCATTAGCAAACGCTAAAATGGCTCTCGAAGAGGCATTCACTCCAAAACTTCAATCTATGCTTTCTCACAAACTAGCTGAAGATTTAGATGATGAAGAAGAAGTAGAAGATGAAATGGAAGACTCAATGGCACCAGAGATGGAAACCGAAGAGGAAGAAATGGATTTGGACATGGACTCTGAAGAAGAGGTTGAAGAAGAGTTAGATTCAGATGAAGAAGAAGAGGTATCCGATATCGCTTCTGATGAAATTGAGTCTCACGAAGAGGAAATGCATTCTGAAGAAGAGGGTTCTGAAGAGTCTGAAGTATCTGAAGAAGATGAGATGATGGATGCCGAGGAAGATGAAATGACCGAAGAGGAAGATGAGTTGGACTTGGAATCAGTAATCGCTGAATTAGAAGCTGCTTTAGGTGATGAAGAAGCCGAAGAAGAAGTCGAAGAAACTTACGAATCAGAAGAAATGGCTGATGAAGAAGAAGTATCTGAAGAAGTAGTTAATGAAGAAGAAGATGAAGAATTGTCTTTGGAAGAAATCATTGAAACTTTGAAAGAAATGGCTGATGAAGAAGAAGTATCTGAAGAAGTAGTTAATGAAGAAGAGGAAGAAGCAGTAGAAGAATCAAATGAATTGGAAGAAGCATACGCTACTATCGAATCATTGAGAAACACTATCAACGAGGTAAACTTGTTGAACGCTAAACTTCTTTACACTAACAAGTTGTTCAGAACATTCGATTTGAACGAGAACCAAAAGATGAAAGTTATCGAGAACTTCGATAGAGCTGCATCTTTAAGAGAAGTAAAATTGGTATTTGCTACATTGGGTGAGAACTTGAATGTTGCTAAAAAACCTAAAACAGTTGTTAAAGAATCACTCGCTTCTAAACCTATGAAGTCAAGCGCACCAAAGAAAGAAATCATTTCTGAAGGTAACGTAGTGGCTGATAGATTCAAGAAGTTGGCTGGTTTGATTAAATAATTTTAAACCTAAAGAAAAGGATTAATAAGATGAACACAAATTCATTATTAAACGAATCTGCTGGTTTCAACAAGAAAATGTCTGAAGAGTCTAAAGGACTTGTAAGCAAGTGGGAAAAAACAGGTCTTTTAGAAGGTATTTCTACCGACTTCGAAAGAGCTGGAATCGCTACATTGTTGGAAAACCAAGCAAAGCAATTGGTATCTGAAGCTTCAAGCACAGGTACTTCTGCAAACTCTGAAGAGTGGGCTGGTGTCGCTCTTCCATTGGTACGCCGTATCTTCAGCGAAATCGCTGCAAAGGAATTCGTTAGCGTACAACCTATGAACCTTCCTTCTGGTCTTGTATTCTACTTGGATTTCAAGTATGGTACTGCTCAGCCAGGATTTGAAACAGGTGCTGGTAAAGACTCACAAACTGACTCTGTATTCGGTATCACCGAAACAGCTGCTCAAGCTTCTGAAGGTCTTTATGGTGCTGGTCGTTTCGGTTACACTATCAACGAAACTTCTTCAGTTGTTGCTGAAGCTTCATTGACTACGGCTTCTTTGGCCTCTATGGGTGACATCAACTACGACTCAGCATTCTCTGCTTCAGTATGGGCGTCTTCTGACCTTTACACTGTTGCTGTTCCTGTTGCTTCATTGGCAGGTTACGATGCTGAAGGTGTAAGAGCTTTCTCTATCGCTGGTGCTGATGTAAACACTTACTACCCAGCTTACACAAAGATTTCTGGTACTAACGTAGTATTCGTTGTATCTGGTTCTTCTGCTGAAGCTGTTGCTGGTAACGCTACTGTTAAGTTCCAAAAGCAACCAACTGACATCACTCGTGGTGACTTCGAAGATACCACTTCTGGTGCTTCTGACTTGGGTATTCCAGAATTGAACGTAGAACTTCGCTCTGTGCCAATCGTGGCTAAGACTCGTAAGTTGAAGGCTCAATGGACTCCTGAATTCGCACAAGATTTGAACGCTTACCATTCAATCGACGCTGAAGCTGAATTGACTTCAATGTTGTCAGAGTACATCTCTCAAGAAATCGACCTCGAAATCTTGGATATGTTGATTGAGAACGCCTTGACTACTGGTCACTGGTCTGCTCGTATCGGTTACTCTTGGAATGGTTCAGGTTTCACTTCATCAGGTCTTAACGCTGCTGTTGAGAGATACACTCAACAACAATGGTTCCAGACTCTTGGTACTCAATTACAAAGAGTTTCTAACCAAATCCACGCTAAGACAATGAGAGGTGGCGCTAACTTTATGGTTGTTTCTCCAGATGTAGCTACTATCCTTGAGTCTATCCCAGGATTCGCTGCTTCAGGTACTGGTAACGAAATGCAATTCGCAATGGGTGTATCTCAAGTAGGTTCATTCGCTAATCGCTACCAAGTTTACAAGAACCCATATATGCAAGAAAACCTTATCTTGATGGGCTTCAAAGGTGCTCAATTCTTGGAAACTGGTGCTGTTTACGCTCCATACATTCCATTGATTATGACTCCGCTTGTATACGACCCAACTAACTTCCAACCACGCAAAGGTGTAATGACTCGTTACGCTAAGCAAATGGTTCGTGGTGAGTTCTACGGTAAAGTATACGTTCACGGTTTGGAAATCTTCAATGACTAATTGATAGATTGACATAATCTTTATAGAGGGGGGCTTCGGCCCCCCTTTTTTATTGGGTTATATCATATTTATACCAAAGTCCGTTACATAACATAAAGGGAATGATATATGCCTGAAAACGTAGAGAAGAGAGTACCAAAAGGGGACATCAAGTTCACACTTTCACTATCAGAAGAACAAAAGTTAGCGAAATCACAAATACTTTATCATCCATTCAATTTTATATTAGGAAAGGCCGGTAGTGGTAAGACCTTAATGGCAGTTCAAATTGCATTGGATTCGTTCTTTAAAAGAGAAGTAAATAAAATCGTTATAACACGACCAACAGTTTCAAATGAAGATAACGGATTCTTGCCGGGGTCATTGGAAGAAAAAATGGAACCCTGGTTAGTTCCAATTCGCTCCAATATGAGAAAGGTTTATAACAAACCTGAAGTTTTGGAAAAGATGGAAAAGAATGAAGATATTGAATTAGTATCTCTTACTCACTTTAGAGGAAGAACTTTTGATAATTGTATAGTTATAGTAGATGAATTTCAAAACTTGACCAAGCAGCAACTTGGAATGGTTTTGGGTAGATTGGGAAAAAACTCTCGAATGATACTTTGTGGAGATGGTCAACAAATTGATTTAAAATTCAATAATGATTCAGCAGTTCACGATGTACCAAAGTTAAAAGATTCTCAATATGTATATACAACGACTCTGAAAGATAACCACAGACATGAATCTTTGGATGAGGTGTTACGATTATTATATTCCTATTAAGTAGTTCCGTTAAATTTCCCACTATTTATTAAGTGAGGGAAAGTATTTTAATTATCGGAGAACAATATGCCATTTGACTATACTGGCTCATTTAGTGGTTCTTTTACGGGAGCTATTACATCAACTAATGGTGTTATATCTTCATCTGCGCAGGTTAGTTATACGCAGATAAAAAACAAACCAACCACTATTAGCGCATTCCAGGCAAACTCTATACTTGCTAACACCAATTTTAGACAAACCTCCTTTGTAAATCATTCATCATCTGTTGCTGAACAAATAGTCACCTTGAATACAGGTGTGGCTGCTGCAACTCAAACTTTGGGTTTGGTTGGTAATACACTTTCTATTTCAAATGGTAATAGTGTATCTTTAGCAAATCTTGGTGCTGGTGCTGGTGGTACTACAATTTGGTCAACAGGTTCACAAGACCCACTATCATACACTTATTTAGAATCACAAAATAATCTACAACTAACCGGGTCACTTCGTGTTAGTGGTGGTGTTACTGGTTCATTATTTGGAACTGCTGCAACCGCATCTTACATATCCGATACATTTATTTCAGCATCCGCTGCAAGAAGTGGATTTGGTCAGTCCGATACGTTCCCTTATACTGGCGACGCACAAATCACAGGTAGTTTATCAATATTACATACCGGACTTGACGCTCTTCGTATTGAAGCTACCGATGGTATTGAAATAGTTAGACATGATGGAGCATTTGGTATTGCGTCGGGTAAAAACCAAGGTGGTCACATCTATCCTGGAGCCGCTGGTATTCTATACAATCGTGATGGAACACTTGCTACCAATGGTGGACCACTTGGAAATGGTGCACAAGAAACATTTATGTTCAACGGATATAATTCAGGCACATCAATTGGATTAAGTACTGTAACTGATGGTAATGTTCTTTTCATCTCTGGTGGATTGAACCAAACTTGGATTGGATATGGTACTTCAACTAAAGATAGTAAACTTTGGGTTAGAGATTACTTAAATGTTGAAGGAAGTATTTCAGCATCAGGTGGTATTTCGGGTTCATCTCTATGGTTGAACGGAATTGGTGATGTATCCGCATCACTTGCATCTGCAATTGCTGCTTCGATGGGTGCTGTATTCCCTTATGTTGGAAATGCACAAATTACAGGTAGTCTAAAAATAACGAATGTAATGAAGGTTGGTGATTTATCATCAACAACACTCCCAACTGCAGAAGCCGGTATGATTGCTTATTCAGCATCAGCATTTTATTTTGGGGTTGGGTAATTTAAAAGAAAAATAACATACTTATTAGTATTAAAGAAGTTATA